CGTTCAGCGGTGGTGAGCCCTCCATCACCGCCCCCGGTATCCCGCTCATGCTGGCGAACCCAGACACGCAGAGTCTCCGGCGTACAGCCAATCTTTGGAGCAATGGAACAAATTGTCGCCCATTGTGAGTCATATTCGCCCTGACTTTCCAGAACCATACGGACTGCCCGTTGACGGACTTCAGGGGAAAAACGAGTATTTTTAGTCATCCTGTTTACCTCTTTCTCAGGAAGTTTAGTCTCCAGGATTCCCGGGGCGGTTCAGTTTCCTAACCATCAAGTGTATATGCTGACTAAATTAGTCAATATCTATGGGTTGAGTTCTACCAAAAGTGGCTCTGTAGTCGCTTCTTCTTACAGTATATTCAGGTGTTGCAGGAACAGTTGTGGAGCGTAGATGCGTTGTTGGTTTACCATGCTCTGGTACATAAAAAACGCCAATGCCATGGTAACCTGATATAGAAACGTTAATTCCACGACTTTCAAACTCGGCATAGACGTGTTCTGCTAAAGACTTCTTTTGACCAAATAATGTCCTGGCCAACCAGCCGTTATTAATATTTGAGGATTTATCTATTTCATCAGGAGAGAAGTCTTTGTTTTTTATTATGTTGGCTGAGTTACAGGATGTTAATCTGATATCATCTATTTCATGAAGATTATGTTGAACAATGCGGTCGACAATATCTGCCGGTGATAAAAATTCATCTCCGCACTTAAGAAGAGGTAGACCAGCAGAACCATGCCCAGATAGATAAATTTTGTTGTATTTTCCTGGTGTTAAATCATCTGGCAGGATGGTTTTTATCTCTGTCGCTGCAATACTTATAGCTGCAGCAGCAACAACATCGCTATTACTTGATTGTAGATGGCTTTTATTTGCTCCAGGATATGTAAACTCCATTTTCCTTTTATCAAAATCTTGTTTGCAGCATCATTCAGGAATAATAAATCATACGGTTTTTTCCCCGTTGTGACTCTTGAAACATTTTGGCCAAGAATATTAAGAGTATAGTCATTAACGGATTTTATTCCTAAAAAAACAAGTAATCCTTCTTTCTCTTGCGCTTTTTCGATTGTTCTCCCTGCTAATTATTGGGATGGATTGAGATTGTTTTGTCGGAACTGATACGCTGGCGCTAATATAAAGACGGCGCAATGGCCGCCACAGGTTCTTTCTGCTCATCCGGCGTTATTTCTACAGGTAATAATTCAACGCCAGTGTCAGAAGAGGTTGTTACCGGAAGACGCCGCGAAACACGCCCTTCGTTCTGCCAGAGCCTGAGCCATTTGAAAATAACATTATCATTGACGCCATTTTCTCGTGCAATCTGTGCAACACAAGCTCCAGGTTGTGATGCCAGTTCAACCATACGAAGTTTGAATTCATTCGAATACTTTTTACGAGGTTCTTTTCGCCAGTCCTGTAATTCCATACTTAGATGTCCGTCTGTGTCAGATGGGCGTCTAAGTTACCAATTCTTGTCTAATGGCTACATACGGCGATCGGTTTACGCTTACGGACAAAAAATCACCTTGCGCTAATGCTCTGTCTCAGGTCACTAATCACCTCTAACTCATTGATTAATAGTGGTGCAAAAGATTGGTGAGATATCGTTGCGTAACACTTCCTGGCAGAAGGGACAGGGCAGACTCATGATTTGTAATTATTGTTGGAAAGTGTAATTTGTAGGAATGATCTCACAGTTAGCGGCGAGTCAGCACCTGGCCGATAAGGTTGAGTTCCTATGTGGGCTTGTTAACAAACATCACCATGACATGACAACAAAAACCGGAGCCAGACTCCGGTTTTTGTGAAGCTGTCGGCTATTTCATTCCGCCAATATTTTCCCACCTCCCGTCAGCACGCAGGATTTGCAGCGGTCTTACCACGCACTGTATCTGCTTTTTATCCGCATCCAGTATCACCACCTGCGTGATTACCCTGTCCTGCTCCGGGATAATGCCATTCTCATCGGACTCCAGAATGTCTGCCGGTCCCAGTCGCAGCTGTGCTGTAAGTAACTCCCCGTTTTCACGGTCATCATGCTTTCCGCAACCGCACAGACGCTGCATAAGTTTTTTTAGTACGTTCATGTCATTCTCCTGTTCTGCCTGTATCACTGCCCACTTCATCCAGCCCCTTGACATCCTGCCACGGCCCGTCACCAAACCTGACCTGCAAATGCTGAAAAAAACCCTGAACCCGTGTGGCATCTTTGGGGTCAAGAAAGGTCAGTCCGGTGATGAGTGCGCCATCTGTATCCGGGAACCAGCCATGGCTGTTTGTCTCAATAATGTTTCCCGGCCCCAGACGAAAACGGATTTGTGTCTCCCCCGGGTCGCCCTTCGGTCCCTGAGGTCCGGTTGCCCCCACCGGGCCAGCCGCACCTGTTTCTCCTTTCGGTCCCTGTGGGCCTGCCGGGCCTGCCGCACCGGTATCTCCCTTTGGACCCTGTGGACCTGCATTTCCCGTCAGACCGGTCTCTCCCCGCTCTCCCCTGTCACCTTTCGGCCCCTGCGGGCCTGCCGGACCAGCATCACCTGCCGGTCCCCGTTCGCCGGTTGCCCCGACAGGGCCGGTGTCACCGCGCTCTCCCTTATCACCCTTCGGCCCCTGAGGACCCGCGGGACCTGGTTCCCCCTTTGGCCCGGGAGGCCCCACCACGGTCGGGATTCGGTTTACGGCCTCTTCCGCCGCTATCCTGCTTTGTTCCGCTGACTGTGCGCTTTCTGCTGACTCCCGGGCTTTTTCTGTTGCGGTCGTTGCATCCCTGGCTGCATTACCGGCTGCACTTTCTGCCGTCTTTCTTGACAATTCAGCTTCTGCTGCACTTTGTGATGACTCACTGGCTTTTTGAGCGGCCGCAGAAGCCGAGGACGAGGACGCATCCTCTGACTGCTTTGCTGAGGCTGCACTTTCTGCCGCCTGCCGGGCTGACTCCGATGCCTCCCCTGCTGAAGTGTCAGCATTTGCAGCGCTCTCTTCTGCCTGACTGGCTGATATGCCGGCATTCCTCGCTGACGTCTCCGCCTCTCCGGCATTCTTCTTCGCCTCCTCAGCGTGACGCGCCACCTCTTCCACCATCAGTTCAAAACGGCGCAGTGCCTCCGGCCGGACGTCATCCTCCGACATGGCACCGAGAAAATCATTCAGCGTACCGGGTTGAGAATCTTCATACACGGTGATGGTCCCGGCATGTGACGGCGGGAAGCCCTCCACCAACAGAATGACGCTGTACTGACCGTACTCAACGTCCATGCTGTAACGACCGGCTTCATCCGGATTTTCAGAGGCCACCGTGTTCACCACCACCGTGCTGCTGGTCCGTCTGGCTTTCAGTTGAATGGTGCAGTTCTCTACCGGTTTTCCTGTGCCGTCTTTCAGTACACCTGAAATCTTTACTGCCATATTCACCCCACAAAAAAGCCCGCCTGAACCGGCGGGCTGTCATAACACTGTGTTACCTGGCTAATCAGAATTTATAACCGACACCCACGATGAAACCGTCAGTGCGCCAGTCACCACTGCCGGAGCCTTCATAAGCAATATCAATGGCCACGGATTCGGTCGGGTTAAACTGCACGCCAGCCCCCCACGCCAGAGACGTGTTGCTGTGGCGACCGTCATCACTTCCGGTCAGCACATCGTGCGTTTTCCCCTTGTTGTCAGTTACGCGGAGATAATCCCCGGAGAAAGTCGACACACGGCTGTAAGCCACACCCGCCATCGCATACGCGCTGAACCATTCATTCACGCGCACAGACGGCCCCGCCATTACGCTGAACCAGCGGTTACGAACGGAATCTTCATGCCAGCGGGTATCGCTGTAACGGGTCAGCTGGCGATTCTTGTCTCCTGCATAGCTGAATGACGTCACCATCCCCAGTGTGTCCGTAAACTCATAACGGTATTTCACGTTAATCCCGTTCAGATCATCGCTGCCGGGAACGTTCGTCGAGGCATGAAGGTACTCCGCGCTCAGCGTGGACTGATGTTCAGACGCCCATGCAGGCGCACCGGATACGGCCAGACAAATGGCTGCGGACAAAATGGCGGCATAAAGTTTACGCATAATTACCTCTCGCTTTTCTGCAATAAAAAAGGCGTCATTTCTGACGCCCGTTCTGGGTTATAAAATTCAGCTGATACTGATCCCTGCTGTGGATTTTTTCATGACCACAACCAGTAAATCACTGATGTACGTTGTCGGCGTCCAGTTGTTCGCACCGGCCGACGACACATTAAACGTCAGGGTGACATGACCCCGCCCTGCCGGCATATCTATCACCGATGAGAACACCCGGCTGACATCCGTTGCCGGTTCATGGAAAATCTCAACCCCGTTCTTCAGCACCTGCAGCTTACAGGTGGAATACCAGTACGACTGCTGATTCGGGCTGTTGAAATTCTGGTGTTTCGTCCCGCGAAACAGCACCGGGGGAATGATAATCTGCCGGTCGAAGCCCTGGTCATCGTAAACTGTGACGGTTACCGTCCCGCTGGCATAACTGTTATTCCGGGGAAAGGCTTTCCCCACCGTCTTCACCAGGTCGCCTTCAATCTGGTTTGCAGACAGTTTCCCTCTGATGACACAGTTCTCGTTAATGGTGACATTATTGAGCGTGCCGGTATTCGCGGTAATTGCTCCGCTGATATCCGCGTTCCTGGCTGTCAGCTTCCCTTCCGGCGTCAGGGAAAACGTCGGGGGGTTGCCGGATGACGTGATACTCACCGCAAACAGGCGTTTCAGGAACACGTCGTTCATGAATATCTGATCGCCCTGACCAACAAACATCGGCTTTGTGTTGCCATTCGCAGGATTAATCATCGCAATCCTGTCTGCCGCCAGCAGCACCTGACTCTGCATTCCTGCTGGCGTATTCTCAATACCGGCACCGATACCCGCAATATAAAGGCGTCCGTCCTTCATCTGTTGCAGCTTCACAGCCCACATGCTGTTCAGATTATTATTTGTATCAACCTGAACCTTCTGTATCTGCTGGATCGCTGCACTCTGGTCTTCCAGTTTCTTATTGACGGTCTGCGTGATTTCATTACAGTCTGGCCAGTGAAATCAGGCTGAAAACCACCCACGGAAGCGCCACCGACGGCCTGCCATCCAGCAGGGGGACCACATACGGGTACACCTGCCCGCCGGCAAGATGCGCCAGATGAGGATACAAATCCGTCTCGGTA